ACCAAAGCCTGCAAAAGCTGCAACCCCACCACCTGCGCTGATTCCTGTTGTACCAATTAACGCTGTTGGCCCTAATGATTGAGCAGATCTCAATAATCCTGATCTTAAAATAAATGTATTTACATCTGGTAAAGCTTCAGGAAATTGTTTTAAAACATCTAAAAACTCAAAAAGATTATCTGCATTAGTGTATCTATAATCTTTTAATAATTCTTGTGTGGCTGCATATCTTTTGCTTTTTAAATTATCAAAACCTAATTCATTGTAAAGCTTACCAAAATCTCTTTTTTCAGTTTTTAAATATTTAGTAAAAATATCATCAAGATAATTTCCAGCCAATTCATTAACCTGTCTCACACCAATAAGATTTTTTAATTCTTTAACTGCTTCTGGTGATTTTGCATCACCAAATGTTTTGTAATACAAATCTTCTACTCTTTGTGATGGCGGTCTTCCAACACCAGGTCTTAATGCGCCTCTTCCTAATGCTTTTTGGAACTCTTTACCTGTTTTTCCTTCAACAACTGACATATATTCTTTAAACAATCTATCTCCAGCCGCCATAAGTCTTCCCGCTCTATCGTTTGGATTTCTTAAGTCTTGTTTTAGTGTGTCTTGTAATGCTGTTACAGCCTTATAAGCATACTGATTTTTTGCCTCACCTTTAGCTGGATCATATTTTTTAGATAAATCTCTTAACTTATCGTCTAACGATTTTATGTCGTCAAAAGATAATTTTGGCTGAACTTGTTGTACGCCTCTTCTTGTCATAGCAAAATCTGATCTAAATACTCTTAGTTCTCCCAAAAGATCTAAAAGCTCTTGTGGTGCTTCTTCAAATCTTCTTCTTGGATAAACTCTGCTTGCGGTTTTTGCAAGATTAGACATATCAAAATATTTACCTTTTGCTTTATTAAGTTGCTCTGCTTGTCTATAAACAGATTTATATGTATTTCTCCAATCATTAAAAGACTTTAAACCAAATTCTTGTATCATTTTTGATCTTTCTGTTTCTGTCATTGGTTTTAATTTAGCTGCTGGAGATATTCTTTTACTTAAAGCTTTATCAACCTGCTCAAATGTTGTAGCCAATTGTTTTTGTCCTGGTGTACCAGCTAAAGGCATACGACTGGTTAAGTTATAAACACCACGAACAAAAGGAGATGTGCTTGCTTGACCTAAAGAAAGATCAATACCTTCTTTGGCTAATACTTCTGCTTGTTTTGAAGCCTCGTCAGTAATTCCAATTTGTTGTTCTAAAAAACTCCTTGTTCTTTCTGGGTCTGGAGATTTTTTAATAGCTTCTTTTTTAGCTGTTTTGAATCTGTCAACAACTTTAGATACTACTGGTTTTAATGCTTTACCAGCAATAGGAACTGCTGTTGTAAGGGCCGCATCTACTGCGCCTACTGTAACTGCATCTTTAACTCTTTCTCTTGCGCTAGGAGCTGGCATATTTGGAGCTAACAAATCACCAAGAAAGTCTGCTGCTAATGATCCGCTGCCTGCGCCTATCCCCGCGCCTGCGCCTGCTCCACCAATAATACCTGCTGGGCCTAATGGTATGCCAGCTACACCACCAGCTATTGCTCCTGCTGTGCCACCTAGAACTTCTAAAAAACCTTCTGCGATTTTAGGCAATCTACCTGGATAATCGTTTGCATCAATAATGCCAAGCTCTATGCCAATGTTTCTAGTTTTTGAATAATAATCTTTTGAATCAATCTTGCCTTCTTGCAAAAGTTTATAACCATCAGATTTAATTTCATTAAAAATCTGTCGTTTATTTTCGATATCTTCTAATTCTTTGTAAGTTTTAGCCATTATTATTTAGATATAAAGAACTATATTTTCCTTCAGAAACTATATTAACAGGCTCTAAGTTTTCTTCTGGCGCATCTTTTAAACCTTTAAGGGCAGAATCAAGTTTTTCTAATAAAACCTTACTTTTAAAAAGTTCTTCTCTATATTTTTCTTTATCTGACTCAGAGGTTAAGGGTGAAGTCATGCCACTTTCTAAATTTTTAATTCTTGATTTTGTTTGGGTAAAAATATTAGAGTATTTTTCAAAGGCATCTTTTTCTGAAGTAGCGCTTGATTCTGGTAAAACTTTTTTAATTTCTGTCAACAATAAATTACTTGGTCTGCCAGTATAATCATTTGCCAAAGTTGCTAAGATTTCTAAATTTAAATTATCTCTTGCTCTAACAGCTGCGCCAGTCTCGCCAGCAATGTCTCCACCCGCTAAAAATCTTGTTGCTTTATTTATTTGTTCTTGTATTGCATCTGCTGGGCCAAAAGCCTCTGATAAATTAGAATAAACATCTTTGACTTTTGTTTCTTCAGAGAAAGTTTTTACATCTGATTCAACATTTTTAATAATTTGTTGGTCGGTTTGTCCTACCGCTCTTTCTTTTCTTATTTCTAAAATATCTTTCAAATCCAATCCAGCGCCATAAAGAGCAACCTCTTCTTGACTTAATCCAAATTTTTCCAATCCCTGCATTATTGCTGCTTGATTTTTTTCTTGTTGTAATTGTAATTGTCTTTGTTGTTGTGCTTCTTGCAAAGCCAATCCTTGTTGCAATGGGTCTTGACCTCTAAAAGCACCTCCAAGCGCGTAAAGCATCATGGCAAGATTTTGACTTTTAGCATCTTTAGCTTCATTTGCTTTATTAACGCCGCTTACCAATTGTTGTTGATTTATTCTTGGCTGAAAGCTAGGCGCAATTGTTGTTGTTGGCTGTGAGCCAGGCAATTGTCTCATTAAATCTTGCATTGAAAATGCCATTATAAAACTCCTATCTTAAAAAGCCGCCAGGTAATAATCCTAGACTTGCAAATTGTAATCCAGCTCCCAAAACATCTCCTAAACCAGTTTTAGTGGTAGTGGTTGTAGATATTGGCGCTTGACCTGGTAAACCACTTTGTAATAAACCAAGCTGTTGCGGACCATAACCCAAAGCTCTTTGGAATTCTTGATAAGGCACTCCAAGTGCTTGTTGTTGTAATTGTTGTTGTTGTCTTCCAATCTGACCAAGCTGTCCAAGTCTTGCCATCTGCTCCGCGCCCACGCCCCCAAGCAATCCTGCTTGTTGCTGTCTTGCGCGTAGTTCTAATTCTGGGGCAAACATTGCCATTTGCTGTTGTCTTGCGATATCTGATTCAGCAGCTCTTTGAGCTTGCTCAAAACCAGCTTGTCTTAAACCAGCAGCAGTTCTAGCTTGTTGTTCTATGTAAGGTCTTTGTGATTCAGTTTCTAGTAAAGCAGAGCGTGAACCGCCAAAAGCACCCGCGCCAATTGCTTGAGATTGCGCTTGTCTTCTTGCAATATCAGCTTGTCTTTGTATATCAGCCATGGATTGCTCAATGACTTGTTGAGTGTAAGGTGATTGATATGCACCTATGTCAGCGCCTAATAATGAGCCAACTTGACCTATTTGTGGGGCTTCCTTTTGTGCTAATTCTTGTATGCCAGTTAAAGGGTCATACTCCATACCAGTTTCAAATAAACCACGAGTGGCTTGAAATTGTCTAAGTTGATCTGGATTAAATCCAGCAACTCTAGGGCCTGTATATGGTACGAATGGTTGACCAGAAATTCCTTTAGCAGCCTGGAAAACTTCCTGCTGCTGTCTTTGCATATATTCTGGTATTTCTGCTGTCTGTGTTGATTTGCCTTTACTCATAATTCTTTACTAATTAAATTTTCTGATTTAAAACCTAAATGTTTTAGTTTTCTTAACCATCCTTTTCTACCACCGCCATATAATCTTTTACAGCCAGCAGCTTTTGCAAATGCCTCTAAGGATGGCAACATATCCTCTAATTCCTTGTAATCACCACCACAAAACAGCAAGTTCATTGCTGTATTTTGGGGGAATACTACAAATTCAGTTATCATAGCCGACTTCTTAGCTGGCCATAAATGGAATATTCCATGTCTTATTTTATCCTCTATATCGTCTATTGTATAGGAATCTTGATGTTTGATAGCTTTTGCTATATATGGCTTACAGCGTTGCCACTGTACTTCCCACTCTTCGGGTTCTTTTTTAATTGGCGTGACTTTATTAATCGCCTTTTCCATACTCAACGATACTCATGTGTATATCTAAATTACCAGCATGATTGGCTTGTACTTTAATTATTTCACCTTGATGAATAATAATGGGTCTTTCTAATAGCTCTGTAGTGCTGTTAGCAGTAATAACCTTGCCACTAAATAAATTAAAAGTATCTGTATCATGCGTATTAGTTACATCTATTTGGGTTTGTTGACCTTGATGCTCACATACTAAAAATGATTGAATAATAGAAAAAGTAAAATCATCACCAAAAGGTGATGTATAAACAGCGTAATCAGTGTTAGCCAAAGTAATGTTCATATGAACATTCTCCGCCCTTTGTATGTACTGTCTTTGTGAAGATAAATCCATTATCTTTTGCCTCTTGGTCTTACATCTAAGCGTATATTACCTACTTGGAAGTCTTGATTCGTGCTGCCTGTGACTGTCATTTGTACTTGTCTTGCTGTAAACCTAGCATCAGTATAACCATCATTTTCAAAAGTAAATGATCCAAAGTCCGTAACTGGGCCTAATGGAGTAAATCGACCTTTGAAACTGAGGGTAACACCGGGTAAAGAGTTAGCCTCTTCGTCTGGTAATATTTGATTGCATTGCACATAGTTATCACCATTGCCTATTTGTATAGGCCCTGTCTCACAAAATGGTACTTGTGAGTTTAGATTAGGTGAATTATTTAATGTGGTTGATTCATGCTCATAAACAAAGCCTAAACTGTCACCAGCAATGGGGTAAGTAAATGCACCTTGGTCAATCCAAAAGCCTCTGTCCATAGAACCAATAGACCATACATTGCTGTTGTAGTTCCAAATAACATATTTATTAGAAGTGTATTGTGAATTACCACTTGGGAATCCCCACCATATTTCATTAAAGTTAGAGTTGTGTCCACCCCAACAAGTTTTTCTACCTGGTACATTAAGTTGATCGTAAACATAATCATGCACTTCACATGGTATTTCTCTAACAGCACCATCGTAAACAAAGAAAGAGTTTTCACCCATCCATGCTAGGAA